GGTAGTGGAAATACGTTTATCCAACCCCGATTTGAGTCATGTACTGCAAGATCTAGCACTAATCCGTATTTAATTCTGGGCGGTAATCGCAACAGAATAATTCATCCCCTAGTAACGCAGTTAGGTGTAGAGGTTCTTGCAAGCAAAACTTACCTTGTGCAAATTACGGGAAAGAATTGCGAAATAGATGGAATAGAAATGGGTGTCGGGATCAGGGTGCTTGAACTTACCGCATCGGCCAATAATTGCAAAGTTAAGTTTAGTACAACAGGACTTAGTAATACCATACTAAAGAATTTATGGGTGGACTACGGAGACAATAATTTAATTAATTGCGACAATAGTGACTTTACTTATGATAATCAAACAACTTGGTCAGAGTTTCCTGTTACTAATTACTTTAGTGAAAGTACCGATATGTCATCTGTTACTACAGACGGCCTAACGCAAGCAACAGTAGTAGGTACGCCAAGTAGGACAGGCCCATTTAAAGAAGGGTTAATTGAAAAATTTACTTCACCCACTGGAAATAGAAGATGGTATCAAGATGTATTTCCATTAATGGGATCTCCTGCCGCTAATACAGTTATAGGGTGGTCAGTGTTTGTCCGATCACTTACATCAGGTGGCGAAGATGTAGTATTTCAGATGGGCAGGTTAGCTTCGTTAGTAACAGTAGATACTATCAATATCCCAGACACTAAGTTTGTAAGAGTATCCTTGTTTTCAAAGACTGATGTATCTGCATATACAGATTTTAATGTGTGTGCTATTGCGGCAGTTGGCGGATCAGGTCTAGAGTTCTATGGTAATCAGGTTATTATTGGGGATAGCCAGTCAGCTGGATTATATGGCGCATTTTATTCGGGTGGATATGTTCCTACTGAATCAGTTGCGGTTACTGATCTTGGCCCACACTACGCAAGTGATAGAAGACATAAAATAAGTCCTGTAAATGGTACAGGCGTAGCTGGTCAATACATTAAAAAGATCAAGCCTGTTATCGGTCAACCCAAAGGGTTTTATTGCACAGTTTCAGGAAATGCTGGAACTTGGGTTTCAGAAGGTAATCTTTAATGCCCCTAGCGGGTGGACAGGCCAATTTTGGCGATAAACTAAGGAAATAAACATGGCACTTACAGAAGAAACAATGAACGACAAAATAGAAGTATTACAATTAGCAGGGTATCCAGTGGTTCAGGTACGCACTGCAACTATTATTAGCAGAGACGATCAAGAAATATCAAGAAACTTCCATCGTCATATTCTTACACCTGATGCAGACCTTTCTAGCGAAGATGCTGATGTTGTAGCAATTGCTAACGCTGTATTTACAGACGAAGCTAAGGCCGCATATCAAGCTCACTTAGACGCGCAAGGAGAATAAGATGACTACTTACGTTACTAAAACTATTACTGCAGAAAACACTTTTACTGATACAGTATTCTTTGACGGAAACTTTAACTTCTCTGTCTCTGGTACGTTTGCTAACAGTGCAATCATTACTGTTCAACGAAGCACTGATGGATCATCATGGGTAGACGTAGATACCTTTACTGCTAATGGTGAGTTTGTAGGCTTTGAACCAGAACCCAATATGTACTATCGTGCAGGATGTAAGACAGGTCAGTTTGGTGCTACCTCTAGCATTGTCTTGCGTATCGGTGGTGCTTGGCGATCTCCTGTTTAAATAATATACATTGGAGTATACAATGGAATACTTAATTGATTTATATGTACTTGCTACGTCTGTAATAACCATAGCTAGTGTTATCTGTAACTATACTGACACCCCCAAAGATGATGCGTTTGTAGCTAAAGCGTATAAAATCTTAGAGCAGTTTGCTTTTCTAGGCGGTAAAGCTAAACAATAATAAAGGGATAGAAATTTAATGGCATTTAATTTACCTTCTGCCCAATATTTAATGACAACTAGCGCGAGCGATGCTAATCGCGGCCAATTCCGTAGCACAGGAGGCTTAGGCAGAAAGACGGGTGGTAACTTCCCGATCACTACCGCTGCGGCAGAAATGGTGAACAGTAGTGGTGAGAAAGGTGTTTATTTTGGCCTTGACGCTCAAGACAGCACAGGCGCGACCAACGGCACATCATCGGGCAAAGTGATAGTGGCTAGTTGGCAATTTAACGCACCAAATCGCATCCAAGTTAATACATTAGTGAATAGAGGTGTAGTGTTCCGTCTAGCCAGTGGCACAGGTAATAGCCCTACCGATTTTAGAGAGTTTAGCATTGCAGGCAATGATACCCCTCAAGCCAGCGCACAGGCAGGTGGTGTGACCATGTGCGTAAGCCTAGATGCGACAGGGTTCGATACGTCAGGAGGCACCTATGACCCATCAGCGGCAACGGCTTGGGGTTTTGGTACTAACAAAATTAACCTAGCCGGAAACTCTAGTTCTGCGGCATTCTTTCAGCGCGTGTTTTTGTTTGATAGCGACAAAGGCGCGGCTAATTTACCGACTTTTACAGGAGCGTCTAATTTTACGGATGCGGTTACTGTAGTACAGGGTACTAACTACACCAATAAAATAGGCTCTTGGGTTACTAAATCAGGCACCGCCATTTTCTTACCTTGTCCATTTTCTATTGGAGATGGAAGCACCGCAACTATATTTAACGATAATGCCGCTTCGGTTATATCCCCAAGCAACGCCGCAGACAATCAGAAAAACTTTAGAATAACTGATGATGCAATGAAAGTTTATTTAGACATGCGCGACAATGCGGCTGACAGCGCAACACTCTCTGGAAGCTATACGTGGGGTACGGCGGCAGATTGGGATTTTAATGTCAACAATGCGTCAACGTGTTTGCTCAGTGGCAACTTTACAGGAATGGGTAAATTTAAGATTGGATCATCAGTAACGGCTACGGGTACGTTCGATCTTGACGGCACACAAAAAGTAGAATCTTACGGTGCAACTATCAACTCTATAACTGTGAAGGGACAACTTAGGATTAGAAGTAATGAGGTAACTACCTTTACAGGCATTAATGTCCAACTACTTGCTTTTGATTTAGCAGGAACTTACACCCTAACTAATTCTATAGTTAATGAAGTAACTAATACTTCCGGTGGAGCTGTTATTATTAACAATGTTGGCTCAACAATTACAACCAACACAGGTCCGAACATTACGATAGTTTTACCTGCAAAAAACATATCCGTAACAGGGATTGTTGCAGGCTCTAGGTTAAGGGTTTATAACAAAACCACATCTGCACAAGTTGTGAATGAGGTGGTGTCAGGAACAAGCTACACAGCATCATACGCAGAGGGTGTAGGCTATTCTGTAGGCAATGTATTAGATTTAAGAGTTACTAAAATTGATAAACTAGAGTTTTCCTCTACTGTAGTAGTTGGCTCTACAGGCTGGAACTCTTTAGTGTCTCAAAGCGCAAACCCAGTTTACGCGGCACATGGCGTAAATGGTGCTACTGTTTCGGGAATTTCTTGGGATAGCGGAAACTTGCAGTTTGATTTCAATGATGCAGACAATCAAATTGATGGTGCTGACATTGGGGCGTGGTACTATTATTTTATAACTACAGAGGTTGGTATTGCAGAAGCATTTAAAGCTCTTAATTGGCCGCAAATAAATAAAATTACCAATGTAACTAGCAATGTTTCAATGACGTTTGACAATACTAAATCTACGCCTTTGCGAATTAATAACTGCTGGATAGATAAAGACAATGGTTCTAGCATTATAGCTACTGCTTCTAACTCTATTCAGATTGACCCTCCTGCCGTGTTTGTTGCACAAGCAGGATCTTCGGGTCTGACTCCAGGGCAAGCAACAGAATTAACCGCAGTAAAAGCTAAGACAGACTTGCTTAACTTTACTGGCACAGATATAAAAGCAACACTGGATGGTGAAACTGTAGTTACTGATACTGCATCACGAAATGCAAGTAAAGCAGATTTAACTCCGGTAACTGCCGAGCTAGGAAATGTTGATACTAGTTTACAGCAAAGAAATGTTAATGTTTCTAACCCTGCTAAAAAGAGAAATTATGGACAAAGTGGATTTTAATTATTTAAAGGACTGAGTGTAATGGCAACGGTAAAGGAAGCGTTATTAAAATTAGAAGCTCACGAAAGGGAATGTGCTGTAAGAATGGAAAACATTGAGAAGCGTTTAGAAGAAGGTTCTGAAAGATTTAAAAAATCTGAAATGATGCTGTGGGGAATGTATCCTCTTATCATTGGATTGTTTTTAATTGAAAGGTTAGCTTAATGTTAGAGTCCTTGATTGCCCCTATTACTGGTCTATTAGATAAATGGATACCCGATGCCGACACCAAACAGAAGATTGCACATGAGCTTGCAACGATGTCAGAACGCCACGCGCAGGAACTCAGCGTCGCTCAGATTAAGCTCAACACCGCAGAAGCTAAAGGAAACTGGTTTCAAAGCTCATGGAGACCAGCAACTGGCTGGGTGTGTGTCCTTGGATTCGCAGTTAACTTCTTAATTTCTCCCATAGCCGCAGGGTTTGGTGTTGTTATTCCGCAAGCAGACACCTCTGTAATGATGCCTGTTCTTATGGGTTTATTAGGGCTTGGTGGTATGCGCTCATTTGAACGAGCTAAAGGCATAGGTAAATGAGATACTTTAAACTGTCAGACTTTAATTGTCAGGAAACTGGAAACAATGAAATGTCAGAAGAATTTCTTGAGAAGTTGGATGATCTTAGGCACAAGTGTGGCTTCCCATTCATCATTACAAGTGGTTACAGAGATCCGACCCATAGCATTGAAGCAAGAAAGGCAAAGGCAGGAACCCATGCCAGAGGAATTGCTAGTGACATACGAATCAATAACGGCAAAGAAGCCTACGATATTATTAAGAACGCGCAGTCAATGGGATTTAATGGCATAGGTGTGGCTAAGAGTTTTATTCATGTAGACATTAGAAAGGGAATGCCTGTTCTCTGGAGCTATTGAGCTACTACTTATTCAGCAAACTTTTAGCAGTCTTCTTTGATTGCTTAAATGCTTTAGCTGTAGGTGCGCCCTTAGACCCAACCTTACGCATTTTCTCACCAGAGCCAGCCGCTATTCTTTTCTTCTTAGCGTGTATGTTAGCGTATAAACCTTTCATTATTTTTTCAACATAGATTTTTTCTTGCCTTTATGTTTAGCGCCTTTCATAACGCTACCATCTGGCATGACATGGGTTTTCTTTGGCCGACCAGCTTTACTACCGTATGTACCTTTACCTTGTGGCATTCTATTCTCCTACCATTTTGATTTATTAGCCCAGTATGCCGCAGACATCTTACCTTTGGCAATGTTTTTAGCATGACGAGCCTTGAATGATTTGCGTCTAGCCTTCTGCTTTTCAGTAGTGGGATTAGACCCTGCACCTGATACGCCTTGTTGACCATACCGGATAGTTTTAACTTGATCGCCAGACTTGGCAACAACAACGTGAGATTTTGTTGGGTGGCTAGGTGTGCGTTTTGGTTTATTGTAACCAGAGACACCAATTCGTTTTAATAAGCTCTTATCTTTCATAGCTGTATTATAACAAAAAAAGCCCCCGAAAGGGCAAAACAACAGAGAGTAATATGAATAACGATTTAAACTTTTAGTTTGATAGAAGTTGTTAGCGCAACCCTATCAAGATGTTTTGACCAAGGAGATCATCACCCAGCTATTATACATCAAAGTTAGGGTGAAGCAACTTTAATTCTTCTTCCGTTGGTGGTTCTAACCAAATTTCTTCCTCTGCCTCTACCTCTAGCCAGATTAAATCTAATTCTTCTCTAGCATAAGCAGGGAGTGCGTGTCCGTAGATAACTGACTCAACAATAGAATCCATCTTGGCAGGGATTTCACTCATTCCAAATTTAATTGCTCTTGCTCTTAGCTCTTGTAAATATCCAGTCATTGTAGTCTCTCCTCATGGTATTTAATTAAGTCATTGAACTCTTTTAACATTTCTCTGTAGTCAGCAGTGTATAACTTTTTGATCTTGCGCTTGTCTCTATGCATTTCTCTAACAAAGTCTTCACCGTACATGTCAATCATCCACAACGTGTACTGACCTTCTGCACTGCCATGCCGCATACCAAAGGCGTTACACCCTCGGCACTGGGGGTGAACATTCTCAATTTCTAGCGCCCAGTACGACGAGCTACCTTTGGCTATGTAGTGACCGCCATCGCATTCTTTCCAATGCATTCTCTTATCACAAGATACACACTCAACCATGCCATATTCATCTGCGGCTGATATTCGTGCCAACTTCTGTATTGCAGTTAAACATTTAGAACGCAGTGTTACGGCCATAAATACTCTCCATTTGCTGTACCCTGTAGGGTATATCATATTTTACCTTAAACGCTCTGAAATAGCCCTTATAATTCCTTTAAACAGCATCCTAGACCCCCTTTTCCATAGCTTGCTTGGCAAACAATACACCAATGCCATGAGTCTCACCTAAATGTCTTGTTAAAGTTTCTGCTACAGGTGCTACTTCCCAAGTATCTAACTCGCTACTGCTTTCAGGTTTGTTAGGATACATTGCTTTTTGTACTGCCATCCACAATTTATCCATGACACTGCGAGAAGTCCAAGGAGTTTCTATTGGATTCTTTAACAGTGGGCTAGTAGTTTGCATTTCAAACCCTGCATTGTTGCACTTTTCTGCTATGTCTTTACAGAAAGCCCAGATAGCATCATTCTGTTTTATGGTTCTTGGCTTGCCTAGCTTGTAATTGAACGTGACGTACTTCTTTTTTTCGTATAGTTCAGTTGCAAACTTAACATAGCTTTCCAAGCGCGAGTCACTGTTTACTGTATAACCTTCAGGCATTTAAAATACTCCTCTTTAGCCAATTAGCGCTGATTACTTCTGCGTAAGAGTCAAATTGAGTTACGCGGTGTCCGTCTGTTTTTACTAATTGGTTAATAGCTTTGCTTCTTATTTGTTTTGCACCAAAAACAAGATCAGTTCCAATACGTTTGTTTAAATTATTGATTTTAATTCCAGACAATGCTGATATTTCTTTGTACGTGTATTTTTTATAAGTCTTAAACCCATTTGTTTCTTCGCCCATATAAGTCATTAACTTTTCCGGCACTGATTTTTTGTGGTATTTTTGTGGTTGCAATAAAATCAAGTCATTATCGACCATTATTGTCTTGCCTTTGAGTTTGTTGGCAACCGTTGTTCGTGATATGCCAAACGCTTTTGCTATGTCGTTTCTATTATAAATATGACCAGAAACTAACTTAGGGTTTGTGCCTCTGTACTCAATTAATATTGTTCTTCTATCGCTTGTCATATTACTCTCCATACCATGTTGTGTCAGTTAATTTTTCTTGAATAGACTTACCATTTTTTATCGAGTCGCTTTTGGTTACTCTGCGCTCATTATTTTTGACCATCCTGTTTGCTTTCCATGTTCCTACAGCGGCATGCCATTTCTTCATTTTGTTCTTGCCTACCATCCAATCCTTTGATTCGTAAAAATTCCAGAATCCTAAAGGGTCAATTCCTGCCTGAGTCTGGTTACAGTAATCAATGACTTCTTGCAGAGTAGGAGGAACAAACCTTTTTACTGGTTTCTTTTTTTCTTCATATACAACTGGGGAACTTGTTTCCCCCATATTAATTGTATTATTAACTGTATTATTAACTGTAGTATTATCTTTAAACATTTCTTTAATAGGGTCTTTAACTTTTCTTTGTGAGGGTATTAAAGATTTCTTTATGGGGGTACCCAAGATTTCTTTAATAGGGGTAGCTAGTCTTATGTAGCGATTAGTTATCTGTTTAGTGCCTTCTTTGTACTGCACTTCACACTCTATATACCCACAATCACGCAAGCTACCGACCCATTTACTCACTGACACCTTGCTTACTGAGTACAATTCTGCAAAGTAACCATTCATTGCCCAACAAAAACCTTTCTCATTGCATAAAGCAGTGATCTCACCATACAAAAGTTTAGCATTAGGCGTTAAACGTACGTCATAACGTACATCGGCAGGAATAATTGCGTAGTATCCTTTATTCATTACTCACCAGCCGCAATAAATTCGCTTACTTTAACTTCACAAGCAGTAGCAAGTTTATTTAATGTGGCTAAAGATGGTGATCTAAGCTGATTTCTTATTAAACTTAAAGTTGAAACGTCCATCCCTGCTTTAATAGCAAGCTGATTCTGGTTCAGGCGTAGTTCATACATGAAATGTTCAATTGATATTTTAATGTCCATAGTGATTTCCTTTTAAGTGAGAGTGAACTTTAATTTAATTTAGATAAATAGTCAACAAGTGTTTGACAGCACATTAATAATAGTTATAGAATAGACTCACAACAACAGAGGATAATAAAATGAAAGATCACCCAATACAGTGTCCAGAGGACGCGGAAATTTTTAGTAACTTTATGAGTAGGCTGACTAATCGCGACCCTGACGATACAGAATTTTATCAGCAACCATCTATCTCTTATACCCAAGAGTTTACGATGGAAGATAAGTTAGCTTACGATAAAAAAGAAAGACAAGTGCAAGCAATTCTAAACCGTTGGCAAGAAATGTGGGGTAGCAAATGAGAAGCGATATTGAGTTTTTAAATGACATTGACCGCGGCAACTATGACTGCCAACGTGGGGAAACTGTTAAAGAGGACGAGTCAGACGCATACTACATAGGCTATGGCGCACGATATGTGTTAGAGCAGAACCAATCAAAGGAGATATTAATATGAAATCAAGTGAATCAATTAAAAATCTAGCTTCTGCTTTATGTAAAGCGCAGGAAGAGATGGGCGGTGCGGTTAAAGAGAGTAAAAACCCATTCTTTAAATCTGATTATGCCGATTTAACGTCTGTAATTAAGGCAATTAAAGAGCCTTTTGCAAACAATGGGCTTTCTTACACGCAATTCCCAACTAATGACGAGGGTAGAATAGGCGTAGTAACTATGCTAATGCATGAATCTGGTGAATATTTAGAGCATTCTTATACGCTACCCACTACTAAAGCTGATCCACAATCGGCAGGAAGCGCAATAACTTACGCAAGACGGTATGCTTTGCAGTCTATTGCAGGAATTCCAACGGCAGATGATGATGCTGAGTCGGCAATGATACGCAATAATCAGAGCAAAACCGCTGTAGTGTCAGAAAATCAGGCCGCAGAGATCAAAGCGTTACTAGCAGAGCATGGTGTAGATGTTAAAGTCTTTTTGCAACACTTCAAAACTAGCTCAGTCGATGAAATGTTGGCTATACACTACTCTAAAGCAGTCAGTGCGCTAAAAGCAAAGGCTGACAAGTGATTATCTTAAACCATGAGCAGGGGAGTGACGAGTGGTTTGCAAGTCGGTTGGGCCGTCCCAGTGCCTCCATGTTCTCTAAGCTCATAACATCGGCAGGAAAGCCCAGTGCTAGTGCTGATAAATACATAAACGAGCTAATAGCTGAAAGATTAAATGGTGTGCGCGTCCCTGTTTACGTCAATGAGCATATGGAAAGGGGAACAAGGCTGGAGCCAGAAGCTAGAGAGCATTACGAGTTTATAACTGAGCAAAAAGTAACCGAATATGGATTTATTTTAGATGATTCTGAGGAGTTTGGGTGTTCACCTGACGGTTTAGTGGGTGAAGAGGGCGGTTTAGAGATAAAATGTCCGGCTGATTCGACAATGATAGGCTATCATCGCAACAATAAGTCTTTTGTCACCGCTTACTGGCAACAAGTCATGGGCTGTATGATGATTACTGGAGCAAAATGGTGGGATTTAATGGCGTACTCTGACAAAAAGCCCCATCACCTACTTATCAGGGTGGAGCGTGACGAGGAGTATATTGAAAAACTAGCGGCTGAAATAGACAAAGCTGTTACAATTATTATTAACGAAACGGAGAAATTAGCATGAAAATAGGTTTATCAGTCCGAATTGACGTTACAAAGATCGACAAAGCTCGCCTGTATGCAGGGGCAAAAGGTACTTACCTTGATCTAACCACTTTCGTAGACACAGAACAGCAAGATCAATACGAAAACAACGGTTTTATTAGCCAAAGCGTAGACAAAGAGGAGCGAGAAGCAAAAGTCCAGACTCCAATTCTAGGCAATGTTAAGGTGTTCTTCAACGATGCGGCGCAATCTGCACCACAATCTGCACCACAAAACCAAGCTGTTATAGACGAAGACATCCCTTTTAGTTGACCCCATTCTAGTTAATGCGTATACTAAGTTTTTACGCATAGGGTGGGGATATGAAATTATCTAAAGAGTGCTTTAGGTGCGGAGAGACTAAACCTCTCTCTGCATTTTACAAGCATAAACAAATGAAAGATGGGCATGTAAACAAGTGTAAAACATGCAATTTGGTTGACGTTTCAGAGCATAGGTTAGCAAACCTTGAGAAAATCAGGGAATATGATCGTGAAAGAGGTGCTAGAACAAGGTCAGGATACCAAAAAGAGTATAGAGCAAAGTTTCCAAACAAATATAAAGCGCATAGACTTGTAAGAAATGCTATTAAATCAGGAAAATTACACAAAGAACCCTGCGTTGTTTGCGGAACTATAGAAAACATTGTTGGGCATCATAATGATTATTTAAAGCCTTTGAATGTTGTTTGGATGTGCCAAGCTCACCATAAGCAATGGCATGTTAAGAATGGTGAAGGATTGAATGGTTAAACCGTTTTAAAAATTGCCTTTAGCAAGCAATGGCTGTACCAATCTCACCATGTTGCGCGTGTGGTGGCCGAAACGCGCTATTAATTAAACAAGGAGAGTGATATGAGCATTAATGACGCTACACCCCAAGATTGGGACAGACTTAAAAAAGAACACCCTGCTATTGAAATAGACAGTCAAATGCAAGAAGCGCACGACTCTATTGATAATGTTAGCGATGTAAGTACGGCAAGCTATTATGAATTGCCTGATAACGCTAGTGAACTACAACACTTGATCTCTTATAAGCATATGAATTCTCAAATGGGGGAAATATTTCGATCATGCTACCGATACGGTTCGGCCTCACATAGTGACCAGTTAAGGGATGCAAAGAAAATCAAGTTTTACATAGAAGCTGAAATTGAGCGACTAGAAACGTGGAGTAAATAACTTTTTGGTATATGGCTTATAGATAAAAGTCATTACAAAAGGGCTTAACAGGCAAGTATAATGCGGCTTCACACACTAAGGAGGTCGCAAATGGTTACTTGCTACATATTTTTAGCAGTTTTTGGTTTAATGGTAATTGCTAAGGATGATTTAAGAATGTAACGGAGTTAATATGCACATTAATCCTGAAATGTTGTTGTCATATTGTGATACTGAAAAGCAAACAAGGAATGTTAAAGCCTTAATTGAGCATGGAACTATTAAAGGCGCGGCTAGGGCTTTGAATATCGACCCGTCTACCTTGCGCGAATCTTTTAAGAAACTAGAAAATAAAGCCTCATTAAATGCGGTCGCTCCACATAGGGACGTTGACCACCAAACGATGGAAGGTTTCAGTGCCAAGTTCGTTACTAGTCGCTATGATAAAGACGGCAACCTAGCAGGGCAGTATGTAAGGCAGGAAAGGGACAAAGATAGCGCGTTAGAGGAGCGGCTACAGGACTTTACCAACGGCCTGATTGATAGCGTAAAGAATGTTTATCAGCCTGTCACCGCACCAATGACAAGTATTCAAGATCGTCTAAATGTTTACGCCATAGGCGACCACCACCTAGGCATGTACAGTTACAAAACTGAAACAGGCCATAACTATGATGTGAACATAGCAGAGAACCTATTAGAACAGAGTTTTGAATCCCTGATTAAAAGATCGCCCAATGCTGAGTCTGGATTGTTTTTGAATATGGGTGATTTTTTGCATACCGATTCTGTTTCTGGACTCACGACCGCAGGAACGCCACAAGATACCGATGGCAGGTATGGCAGGACTATCGAACATGCGGCTAAACTCATGCATAGAATGATAACGCGATTACTTGAAAAACACGCCCATGTTTACGTGATAAACGTGCAGGGTAATCACGACAAAAACGCTTCCCTGTTTATGAATCAAATTATGACGGCTTACTTCCACAATGAGCCACGAATAACTGTTCTCTGTAACCAAAAGAAATTCATCCCGTTCGTATGGGGCAAGACTTTTATATTGACGCATCATGGCGACGGTATCAACGCACAAAAGATGTACGAAGTAGCGACCAGAGATTACCGCAAAGAATGGGGCGAATGTCCGTTTGTCTATGGTTACACTGCACACTTGCATCATAAGACGGTAGAAGAGCGTGGCGGCATGATTATGGAGCAATGGGGCGTATTATGTGCCACGGATGCTTACCATGCCGGAAAGGGCTACGGAGCAGGGCGAACAATGACATGCGTAACGCATCATAAGGAATATGGGGAGTTAGAACGGCAAACCTTCAAGGCTGAAATGGCAGGATACTAACAGGAAAGTAACAGGCATAAAAAAGCCCCAGTGATTGGGGCAAATGGCAGGGATTTAGAATTGATACTCGTCTAATATCTTTTCGGGTGGCTCCCAACGCACCGGAATAACTACCCTTTTGCTTTGCATTTTTTTGCGATGATATTCCCTTTTTTCTGGGCTTAGTTTGTATTTAACAACCTTTTCACCTTTGCACTTTCTACAGTTTACCGTTTCCATGTGAATGCTTAACATTTTGCGATGGGTAACAGTGCCAGCGCCTAAACAGTCGGGGCATGTTTCTGTATACATTACAACGCCCCCAAAAAGTGAACCATAACGCAAACCGCCAAACCACACGTAAATGCCATGAATTTATCCATGTCTCGGTTTTTCCGTTGCTCTTTCTCAAATTGCTTTTGTGCTAGGTATCTGGCCGCTCGATTCTCTGCGGCTATTCTGCTGTTTGTAATTCTCACTGTGTCACCTCATTGTTGTTTACAAATTTAATATCAACGCACCGCTGATAGTCATCTTTTGGGTACTGGCCCATATTGAACGTTTCACCGACAAAATAGTCTGTACAACTTTGCTTTGATGATTGGGCGCTGACAGATGTTATGTAGTTATATTTGGGGTCATTAAACATGACTTGAACGCTGTTCATAGTGTCACCTCACTAGCTACATGGTAGCAATAAGGTGTTGCAGGGGCGCATTTTATTTTAACGAATCGCTCAGTTGTTCCTACATTGTCGCCACCAATAATCATCGGGGCGTATAATCGAACTATGCCGCTGTCTTTATCCTGCCAATCTGTTTTGAAGCTAGACATTGTTTGACCAAAAAAGCTCAATGTGTCGCGGCTAAAGAAATATGTACCCAGTACGCCTGACTGTTTGATCTGTGTGATTGTTGGTTTTTGCATCTCTGTTACTCCTAGTTTTATTATTGGGTCTTACTACGCCCGAAGGCGTTTCATCTACTCCCCAGTAGAATCATCAGGTAAGTTAAAGCGTGGCGTTGGCGTACATATCCATTTTCATCCCCTTCACTGCCTGAGCATAACCAGTGTGAGGTATGCCGTATTCCTCTGTTAATGTAATTATTGCTTTAAATTCGTTCGCCATATAGTAACAAAAAGTAGCTGTATCACACTCGCCTGTATACATTATCACTGACGCGTCTATGGTGTTGATAAGGGTGGCTATTGCTTGGCCTGTTTCAGGGTGTAATTTAATCATGGTTATACTCTCTCTATTGGTTATAGTTGGTTTAATTCGTTTTATTCTGTGTATCCTGCCGCCTTAAATTGCTCAGCTTGATTAGTGTGGCTGGCGACTACATTGTCAAACTCTTCCTGTGTGATCTCTGCGTGCCGCAATGCACCCTCAGCAATAGCAATTCTTTTTAGTCCGTAAGCTAACCACCAAGCTAGGTCTAAAGCTGTCGCTGTGCCGCAATCTAGATTATATGTAGTCATGTGTATGTACCTATATGTGTATGAATAAGTAGCTACAATAAGGCCTACTTAACGTTATGTCAATACTGAATGTTCATTAAAACTTAGATTAATATAACTAAATGGCATATAAAGGGCTAAATAAGGTATAATTGGTCAAATAATGAGCAGATTGGT